TGTCATTATTAAATTTTATGGTTTTAAAAATTCTAAAGCATCAGAGTTATTTAGCGTTCACGCTATGGATAAACTAGACTTTGATTACATACCCAATGATGAATATAGGAATAGCTCTATACACTAGATATGGATATTAAAATCCCCTATACACCAAGGAAGCATCAGAGTTACTTACACCAACAGATTGATAAACATAGATGGAGTGTATTAGTATGCCATAGAAGATTTGGCAAAACTGTCTGCATGATTAACCACCTCATTAAATCAGCTCTAATGTGTAAATTGAAGAACCCAAGATTTGCTTACATAGCTCCCACATTCAAACAATCTAAGAGTATTGCATGGGACTACATGAAACAGTTTACAGATAAGATACCTTATATTAAATTTAACGAAACAGAACTTAGAGTAGATTTACCTAATGGTGCTAGGATTACCTTGCTAGGCTCAGATTCACCAGATGGATTAAGAGGTATCTATCTTGATGGCTGCGTTATAGATGAATACGCAAATGTTAATAGTAAGTTGTTTCCAGAGATTATAAGACCAGCATTATCAGATCGTAAAGGTTACTGTGTTTTTATTGGTACACCTGCTGGAATGAACAACAACTTCTACGAACTATACCAACACGCTAATGGAGCAGATGATTGGTTTAACTATAAAGCTAAAGCTAGTGATACTAAGATTGTAGATGAGGATGAGTTGGTCAAGGCAAAAGAAGTAATGGGTGAAAAAAAATACAACCAAGAATTTGAGTGTGATTGGATAGCTAACATTGAAGGAGCAGTATTTGGAGATGTTATTGGCAAGATGGATGATGAGAATAAACTAACAAGAGTACCTTATGATCCTTCACTACCAGTATCAACAGCATGGGATCTAGGGGTTTCAGACCATAGTGCTATTATCTTTTACCAACAAATAGGAAGATCAATAAACATAATAGACTACCATGAAGAGAGAGGTCAAGGATTACCTTATTACATACAGATGATTAAAGAGAAAGATTATGTCTACAAGGATCACTATGCACCACACGACATTGAAGTTACAGATTTTGGAAATGGTAAGACCAGGAGAGAGGTCGCCTATCAATTAGGAATAACATTTAAGGTAGTACCAAAAATACCCCTTGAGGATGGCATACACGCTACTATGATGACCTTGCCAAGATGTTTGATAGATACTGACCATTGCAAAAAATTAATAGATGCGTTAAGACATTACCACAGGAAATATATAGATAAAAATAGAATGTTTAGAACGAAGCCTGTACACGATTGGAGTTCACACGCCTGTGATGCAATGAGGTATCTGGCTGTTGGACTTCAAGAAATTAACACTAGACAAACTGCTCCACAAGATATAGCAGATAGTAATTACAGGATTATATAGTTATGAGTTTTTTAACACCAAAAATATCAATGCCACCGCTACCACCAATAGCACCTTTGCCAGAAGCACCTTCAGCAGAAGTATCTCAAGCAGATAAAGATAGGATTGCAGCAGATCAAGCAGCAGTAGAAAGAAAAAGAAGAGGTCGTAAATCTACTATTTTAACTTCACCATTAGGTATTGAAGAAGAAGCAGAAACAGAAAACAAAACTTTACTAGGATCATAATGTTTGAGAAAATTAAAAAGATATTTAAAAAAAAACCAAAAGTAGAAATAGAAAAAAGAACTTATGAAAAAGCTATAGATTATAGTAATGACATTACTTTTGAAAATGAAGTTAAAGTAAAACAAACTAAAGAAACAAAATCATCATTAACATTTGGAGAATAATATGGGTGGAGCAGTAGCAAGAATAATTAGACCAAGACCACCAGCACCACCAGCACCAGCTCCTATAGCTGTTGCACCAACAGTAGCAGAAGTTTCTCAAAGTTCAGCAACAAGTGCAGATGGTTATGATTCAAGACAAACAAAATCAAAAGGAAGATCATCAACTATTATGACAAGTGCCAAAGGTGTAGAAGATGAAACTATAACACTAGGTAAGAAAAGTTTATTAGGACAATAATTATGGGATCACCAGGAGCTTCTAAAACTTTTAAACCACCAAGAAAAGACGAAGGTACTTATGGAACTTACAAAGGTGGTTTTAAAGAATTATTAAATGAATTTCGTACAGCTAAAACTGAAAAAGGAGAGCTTGAAGGATTGCGTTCTGTTAGAAAAAAATATAATATTAAATCAAAATATACTTATCCAAGGGAAGCAAAACTTTTATCTCAAGAAGAAGAAGAAAAAAAAGGTTTTAAATTAGGCAAAAGAAGTTTATTAGGAACATAATGGCATTAACAGATAAACAAAAAACAACTTTAAAAAAACATAGTATTCATCATTCTACAAAACATATGAAAGATATGAAAGTGGCAATGAACAAAGGAATGAGTTTTACAAAAGCACATAAAATTGCACTTAAAAAAAAAGGTAAGTAATGGCAAAAACAGATTTAACTAGAGATTTATTATCAAGGTTTGACAGACTAGAAGGTCAAAGACAAAACTGGGAAACACATTGGCAAGAAGTTGCGGATTATATGCAACCAAGAAAAGCAGATGTAACTAAGACTAGAGCTAGAGGTGATAAAAGAATGGAAGCTATTTTTGATTCTTCACCAATACAAGCAGTAGAATTATTAGCAGCATCACTACATGGTATGATGACTAATCCATCAACACCTTGGTTTACTTTAAGATTTAAAGATACAGATGTTGAGAATGAAGATGAAGCAAAAATTTGGTTAGAGTCAGCAACTGAATCTATGTACACAGCATTTAACAGATCAAACTTTCAACAAGAAATATTTGAACTGTACCATGACCTAATTACATTTGGTACAGCAGCAATGTTTATTGAAGAAGATGATGATGATATAATTAAATTTTCAACAAGACATATCAATGAAGTTTTTATTGCAGAGAATGATAAAGGTAGAGTTGATACAATCTTTAGAAGATTTCACATTAGTGCAAGAGCAGCAGTACAAAAGTTTGGTGATAATGTATCATCTGATATTCAAGGTGTATTTAAAAAAGACCCTTATCAAGAAGTAGAAATACTACACGCAGTTTATCCAAGATCAGATTTTAATCCTAAGAAAAAAGACAAAGTTAATATGCCATTTGAATCTGTTTACTTAGAATATAAAAATGCAAATGAATTATCTGTATCTGGATTTAAAGAGTTTCCATTTGTAGTACCAAGATATTTAAAAGCATCAAATGAAATTTATGGAAGAAGTCCAGCAATGACAGCGTTGCCAGATGTTAAGATGCTAAATGAAATGTCTAAGACAACAATCAAAGCTGCACAAAAACAAGTTGACCCACCTCTATTAGTTCCAGATGATGGATTCTTACTTCCAGTTAGAACTGTACCAGGCGGATTAAATTTTTATAGAAGTGGTACAAGAGATAGAATTGAACCTTTAAACATTGGTGCAAATAATCCACTAGGTTTAAACATGGAAGAACAAAGAAGAGATGCTATTAGAAATGTATTCTATGTTAATCAACTTCAATTACAGCAAGGTCCTCAAATGACCGCAACAGAAGTTATCCAAAGAAACGAAGAGAAGATGAGATTACTAGGACCTGTTCTTGGTAGACTACAATCAGAATTATTAAAACCATTAATTGATAGAGTGTTTGCAATATTACTTCGTAACAATATGTTACCAGAAGCTCCAGAGTTTTTATCTGGTAGAGAAATTGAAATTGAATATGTTTCTCCACTTGCTAAAGCACAAAAATCTACAGAGCTACAATCTATTATGAGAGCAATAGAAATATTAGGATCACTTGCAAATGTAGCACCAGTATTTGATTATGTTAATTTTGATAACTTAGTTAAACACTTGGCAGACATAGTTGGTATGCCACAGAAATTATTAAAATCACAAAACCAAGTAAATGCAGAAAGACAACAAGCAGCACAAGCTGCACAACAACAACAACAAATGGCTCAGATGCAACAAGTTGCACAAGCAGCAGGAGATGTAGCACCACTAGCAAAAGCGTTGCCAGAAGAAGCACAAGCTTTAGTTAATTCAGAAGTGGAATAGTATGGACGCAAATAAACAACTGGAACAATTAATTCAAGGACTAAAAAAAAATTACGAATACATATTCAATACAGAAGAAGGCAAACAAGTCTTAACTGATCTTGAAAAAAGATGTCATTATCATTCTACCACCAATGTAAAGGGGGATAGCCATGAGAGTGCATATATGGAAGGACAACGTAGTGTCGTTCTATTTATTAAATCAATGCTACGAAACGATAAAGAAAAAGGAAAATAATATGTCAAGCGAACAGATAACACAAGAAACTGTGCCTGTAGAAACAACGACTACAGAAACACCAACACCAGTTGCAGCACCTGTAACACCTACACCAGCACCAACACCAGCATCTTGGAAAGATTCAATTAGTGAGGATTTTAGAAACGATCCTAACATTGAAAAATTTACTGAGATAGATGCGTTAGCTAAAAGTTATATCAACGCAACTAAAATGATTGGTCAAGACAAATTAGTTATACCAACTAACAACTCAACAGAAGATCAATGGAATGAAGTATATTCTAAATTAGGTAGACCAGAATCTGCTGATAAATATTCTTTAGATACAAAATCAGAAATTGTTGAAATGGATGAGGGTGCAATAAAATCTTTTGCCGAACAATCTCATAAACTTGGATTAAACAATAAACAAGCTCAAGGTATTTTAGAATATTATAAAAATAATATGGAAGGTACTGCACAGCAATCAAGAATTGATACTGAAACTGCTCAAACACAAGCTGAACAACAGTTAAGACAAGAGTGGGGTAGAGACTTTGAAGGTAAAGTTAAACAAGCTGGTGCATTAGCGAAAGCAAATATTAATCCAGAAGTATTAGATATGACTTTATCAAATGGTACAAGACTTGGAGACCATCCAGATATTATAAAAGGCTTTGCAAAAATTGCAGGTATGATGTCTGAAGATAAAATACTTTCAACTGAAAGTGAAAATGTTAATACAACTAAAGATATTGAATCTGAAATAAGCACTATTATGAATGATAAGAATGGACCTTATTGGAATAGACAACATCCAGATCACGATAAAATGGTACAACAAGTGTACACTTTAAGAGAAATGGTTAACGCAAAATAATATATTAAATTGCTTGTAATATAATAAAATTTATTATAAGCAATTAATAATAAGATAACTCGCAAGAACCTTATTGACCACAAAGAAAAGAATTGTAGTCTAAAAGACTTTAAATCCAAGAATTGCCTATCGTTTTGATGGAGAACCTTTCTGATTTTTTAACAATAACAATAACTATAATAATGGAGAGACAAATATGTCATCACAAATAACAACAGCATTTGTAGAGCAGTATTCTGCTAACATACAAATGTTATCTCAACAAATGGGATCATTATTAAGAGACAAAGTCAGAGTTGAAAGCGTTGTAGGAAAAAATGCTTTCTTTGATCAAGTTGGAAAAGTAACTGCTCAGTTAAAAACTAGCAGACATTCGGACACTCCTCAAATAGATACACCTCACTCAAGAAGAAGAGTATCTCTTGGAGATTACGAATTTGCTGATCTAATCGATCAACAAGACAAAGTACGTCTTTTAATAGACCCTACATCATCTTACGCACAAGCCGCAGCTATGGCTATGGGAAGAGCAATGGATGATGTTATTATCACAGCCGCTTTAGGAACTGCATTTACAGGTGAAACAGGTACTGGAACGGAAAGCGTTCAAACTGGTGTCGCAAAAGGCACTACTGGTTTAACTGTTGCTAAATTAATTTTAGCAAAAGATAAACTAGACAAAGCAGACGTTGACCCTTCTATACCTAGACACATTATGTGTGGTCCAGAGCAACTTGGTAATCTATTAAGTGATTCAGAAGTTACAAGCTCAGATTTCAATACCGTCAAAGCACTTGTGCAAGGCGAACTTGATACTTATCTTGGTTTTAAATTTACTGTAACAAATAGACTACCTAAAACAAATAATGATCGAACATGTATTGCTTACGCAGAAGATGGTCTTTTACTAGGAATCGGAAAAGATATTTCCGCAAGAATAGATGAAAGAGCAGATAAATCGTATGCTACACAAGTTTATTATTGTCAATCAATCGGTGCTACAAGAATGGAATCTGCGAAAGTTGTTCCAATTGTTGCAATCGAAGCTTAATAGATAGGAGTATATAATTATGGCTAATTCGACACAATTTACGAAAACACTTAATACACCTTCTGAAAAGTTAGATACTAATGAACTTCATGGAAGAGTAAGAATCGCTTATGCAGACTTTACTGCTGCTGGAGCACAAGAAACTATCAATTTCTTCAAGTTACCAGATGGTGCTAGAATAATTGGTGGAAGAGTAAATCATATAGCTCTTGGTTCAAGTACAACCCTATCAATAGGTCATGCAGCATACGTTAATGCAGCAGGAACTACTGTAGCGGCAGATGTAGATGAATACAAAGCTGCAGCAGCATCAACAAGTGTTAGTGCTTTTAACATTGCAGCTACTACAGTTTTGGGTGAAAACTCATTAGTTGATGCACCAGATGGTTTGGTGATTACAGCAACTACTGCTGGAGCAAATGCAACTGGAAAAATTGAAGTCCAGATGACTTACGTTCTTGACTAATAAATAAAATTTTAAGGGGTGGAAGCGAGAGTGGAAACCCCTTAGAGTGCATGAAGAAAATAGAAGATTTAAAACCTGTACTACATTTTAAAAAAAACAATTATGTTTATAGGTACGTTTTAGTAGATAGGTTTCACAATGAGGGTAAAAATCATTATGGCTTTGATACTAAACAAGGTAAAACAACAGAAGAAATTTTTGCGTTAGAAAAAGATAGACAAATCAGACGCAAATATATAATAAGGAAGTAATATGGCATCAGTAGTAGGAATATGTAATGGAGCATTAAATCAACTGGGAGCTACAACAATACTTTCATTAACAGAAGATTCAAAAAACGCTAGACTTTGTAACTCAAGATATGACCAAGTTAGAGATGCTTTGTTTAGAACACACCCTTGGAATTGTTTACAAAAAAGAATAGAATTAGCTTTAGATACTTCTGCACCTACTTGGGGTTTTAAATATGCTTATACCTTACCAGCAGATTGTTTAAGGTTACTTAGAATATTAGACTATGATTCTAATTACAAAGTAGAAGGTAGAAAAGTTTTAAGTAATAGTGAGACTATGAAAATATTATATGTTTCAAGAGTTACTGATCCAAATGAATATGACGAGTTATTAAGAGAAACAATATCTGCATCATTAGGTGCTGACATTGCTTTTGGAGTTACATCTAATAATCAAACAGCTAAAAATATGTATGAACTGTTTAAAGATAAATTAAGAGATGCTAGATTTGTAGATTCAACTGAAGGTCAAAATGTAGAACAAGACCTAGGTATGACAGATGTTATAGACGCAGGTACTTTTATAAACTCAAGGTTTTAATCAATGGCTAGAGTTGCAGTTGAGCTAACAAACTTTACAGGCGGTGAATTATCACCAAGACTAGATGGAAGAAATGATTTAACTAAATATTCTTCTGGTTGCTCAACATTAGAAAACTTAGTTGTATATCCACATGGAGCTGCTGCTAGACGACCAGGTACAACATTTGTAGCGGAAGTTGCTAATAGTGCAAACAAAACAAGATTAATACCTTTTGAATTTTCTACAACACAAACTTATATGTTGGAATTTTCTAATTTAAAAATAAGAGTATTTAAAGATAGTGGTTCTGTATTAGAGGGAGATAAAACTATATCTGCAATTACAAAAGCTAATCCTGCTGTAGTAACTGCTAATAGTCATGGCTATGAAAATGGTGATGAAGTTTTAATTAGTAGTGTTGCAGGTATGACACAAGTTAATGGTAAAAGATTTTTAGTTAAAGGTAAATCAACTAATACATTTCAACTAACAGATAAAGAAGGTGATAATGTTAATAGTACAAATTTTACAACTTATAGTTCTGGCGGTGTAGCTAATAAAATTTTTGAAATAACAACACCTTATACTACTGCACAACTTTTTGATATTAAATTTGCTCAATCAGCAGACGTTATGTATATTACACATCCTTCACATGAGGTAGAAAAACTATCTCGTACTGGTCATACTGCTTGGACACTTACAGATGTAGATTTTACTAAAGGACCAATGCAAGATGCTAACACAACAACAACAACTTTAAATCCAGGTCAAGCATCAGTAGGCACATCAATAGCTTTAGTTGCTTCTGCTATTACTGGTATCAATAGTGGTAGTGGATTTCTTGCAACAGATGTAGGAAGATTTGTTTTTTTAAGTGATGGTTATGCAAAGATAACAGCTGTTACAAATACTACTAATGCAGTTATGACAATCATTACAGCTTTAGATAATGCAAATGCTACAGCTAATTGGCAACTAGGAGCATTTTCAGATACTACAGGTCATCCTTCTTGCGTAACTTTTTTTGAACAAAGATTGGTATTTGCAGGAACAACTAATCAACCACAAAGTATTTTTTTTTCAAGGTCTGGTGATTATGAAAACATGGATGCAAACATTGGTGGAACAATAGCTGATGATGATGCAATCATTTATACTATTGCATCTAACCAAGTAAATGCCATTAGATTTATGACATCTACTAGAACTTTAATTATAGGTACAGCAGGTGGTGAATTTACTGTATCTGGTGGTGGTACAGATAGTG